CATTAGGAACAAAAGAGGCGTATGTATATGGATATTTTTCTGCAGCTGCAACTAGTACATATACTGGTTTTGATACTGCAAGTAATGCAAATGTAAGTTATGTAACATTGGGTGACCAAAGTTTCACATCCGATGCAACTTACGCTTCTACACCTTGGATTCAATCACAAGATATGGGTGGTATACGATATGATTTATTGCGTATACATACTTTATCTGATGGTAATGTAGAAAATACAAGATTTAAAGTTACTATTGGTAACATTAAAGCAGCAGGAGATATCAATGGTTCTGATTATGGAACTTTCTCTTTATATGTTAGAAAATATGATGATACAGATAAAAGACAAAACATTTTAGAACAATATAATAACGTATCATTAGATTCAACTGCAACTAATTACATTGCTAGAGTAATCGGTGATGAAATAAGTACAATTGATGCAAATGGTAAAGTAACAACAACGGGTGATTGGAGTAATAAATCCAAATACATTAGAGTTGAAACAAAAGATTCTGATTTGTATCCTGTAACAGCAGTACCTTACGCACACGCTGCATATCAAAACTTTATAAGTGGTTCATCTGCTGAATTAGCTAATTTACCTATTGTAACTTTTGCAACTGGTTCAACTAATGTATATGCTGGTATTGATTTAGAAGGAAATGGTGATAATACAATTTATTTAAAACCAATTCCAACACAAGGTAGTAATTCAAATACAATATTTGGATTAGATACAACCGCATCTTTACCATTAACAAGTGGTGCAACTGCGGCAGTTATAACAAGTAGAATATTTAATGTAGCTTTTCAAGGTGGTTTTGATGGTTTAAATCCAACAATTTCTTCTAACAAAGGTGTAGATATTACTTCTGCAAATGTTCAAGGATTTAATTTATCAACTTCAGCAGCAAGTGGTTCGGTAGCATATAAAAAATGTTTAGATGCATTATCAAATGTAGATGAGTTTGATATTAATTTATTAGTATTACCTGGTGTTAATCATAACGACCATAGTAATGTAACTCAATACGCAATGGATATATGTGAGAATAGAGCTGATACATTCTATATTATGGATGCAGCAGGACAAGCCGCAAGTATTGGAACAGTAGTAGGTGTAGCGGAAAGTTTAGATACTAATTACGCAGCAGTTTACTATCCTTGGGTTAAAACAATTGATACAAACACAAACAAATTAATTGCAGTTCCACCATCAGTTTTATTACCTAGAGTTTACGCGGCTAACGATGCTACATCAGCTGAGTGGTTTGCACCTGCAGGTTTGAATAGAGGTGGTATCACTGGAGCTATAGCAGTATTAGATAGATTAACTCATTCTGATAGAGATACTTTATATGAAGGAAAAGTAAATCCAATCGCACAATTTCCTGGACAAGGTATTGTAGCATTCGGACAAAAAACCTTACAAGCTAGACCATCAGCATTAGATAGAATCAATGTTAGAAGATTACTTATCACAGTTAAGAAGTATATTGCTTCAACTAGTAGATACTTAATATTTGAACAAAACACAACAGATACAAGAACTAAATTTTTAAATACAGTTAACCCTTATTTAGAGAACATTCAACAAAGACAAGGTTTATACGCATTCAAAGTTGTAATGGACGAAAGTAACAACACTCCAGACGTAATCGATAGAAACATCTTAAAAGGTGCAATATTCTTACAACCAACTAAAACTGCAGAATTCATTCAAATTGATTTCAATGTTTTACCAACTGGGGCAACTTTTAACGCATAAATTAAAAAAAGATATACTTATAATAAGTAAAGGAGAATAAACAATGGCTGACGTATTATCATTTGATAAGATATTTTATACCAACTTTGAACCAAAGTTAGCGAATCGTTTCATCATGGAAATAGATGGTATTCCATCATACATGGTTAAAACAGCAAACAGACCTAAGTTAGAAAGTGAAGTTGTAGAATTAGACCATATCAATTTAAAGAGAAAAATAAAAGGTAAATCAAATTGGACTGATATCACTATCACTCTATATGACCCAATTGTACCAAGTGGTGCACAATCAGTAATGGAATGGATTAGAACAGGACACGAATCTATCACTGGTAGAGACGGGTACGCCGATTTCTATAAAAAGAATATCGATTTCTATATGTTAGGACCTGTTGGTGATAAAGTAGAACAATGGAAAATTGTTGGTGCTTTTATTTCTTCAGCAGAGTTTGGTGATGTAGATTGGAGTTCAAACGATCCAGTTATGATTACATTAACTTTAACTTACGATTACGCAATCTTAGAATTCTAATCTAAAGAAAAATATAAAAGAAAAGGGAGACATTATTTGTTTCCCTTTTTTATTTTCGTTATATTTATATATACAAATATATAGTTATGACATCGAAAGAATTTACACTTTGGTTAAAAGGATTTACGGAAGGAGTACATGAATTTAACATTACTCCAAAACAATGGGACAACTTAAAACAAAAGTTAGCAGAAGTGGATGACAATACAATCCCGTTGGGTGGGTTATTAACAGACCATAATAGATTTGAAACAACAATAACAACAACACCTGGTACCGGATTTATTACAATTGCTAATCCAAACATAGCATCATTTAGTGGTTCATATAATCCATCAACATCAACTGCATATGGTTATCCTAGTGGTTCTGCATGGCATTATACAACATCAAATCAACAATTTTCTACACAAGATGATAATTCATTAAAACCAATTAAACAAAATAAATTTAAAAAAAGAAAAGCAAAATCGGTAAAAGAGTGGGAAGATACACATGATTTAGGTGGTCAAGATTAAAAATTTAAAAAACAAATAGTTATATAAAACAAACAAAAAGTTATTATGGAAGAAAATGTAGATATACAAAGAGGTGGTGCAACAATTCAAACACAAACACAACCTCAACCAACACAACAAACAGCAGCAGGATTTGAGTTCCCAACACAAGTTATATCATTACCATCAGAAGGTAAAGTATATGCAGAATCAAATCCATTAAGTAAAGGTACATTAGAAATTAAGTATATGACGGCTAGAGAAGAAGATATCTTAGCGGATAGAAACTTAATTAACAAAGGTATCGTTTTACAAAAATTATTAGAATCAGTAGTAGTTCAACCAGGTGTTAATGTAGATGATTTAGTGATAGGAGATATCAACGCAGTTTACTTAGCAACTAGAATGTTAGGTTATGGTGCAGAATACGATATTGAGGTTACAGACCCTTTTAGTGGGGAGAAGCAAAAAGTAACAATTGATTTATCTAAGTTACAAACTAAAGATATTAATTTAGATATTTTAAATGCACAAAATAGATATGAATTAACCCTACCTGTTTCCAAAAAGAAGTTGATAGTTAAATTACTTACACACAAAGATGAGAAAGATATTAATCAAGAAATTCAAGCAATGGAAAGATTAACAAAAGGTAAGAGTGTGGGTACAGATGTTACAACTAGATTCAAATATATGATTTTAGATATAGATGGTAATAGTGATAGAGGATTTATTAATAAGTTTGTACCAAATATGTTAGCAGGTGATACAAAAGCATTGAGAAACTTCTTTAAAGAAATTTCTCCTGACATGAATATGACTTTTGATTTCGTATCAGAAGTAACCGGTGACACGGAGGCACTTGATATTCCTTTTGGGATTAGCTTTTTTTACCCTTCCAATTAATTACACAAAACAATTATACGAAGAATTATTTTTCTTGGTATTTCAAGGTGGTGGAGGCTTTACGTTCTCCGATGTGTATAATTTACCATTACATATACGAAGATTATATGTTACTCAATTAGTAGATATAAAAAAGAAAGAAAACGAACAAATACAAAAATCAAATAGTAAAGTTAGGAGAAGATAAAACTCCTAACTTTTTAGTTTATATGATATTTATATAAAATCATGCATAATATGGACAATAAAGAACAAATTTCAGAAGGATTATTAACTTCAATTGTAGATAATTTTTTTAAATCATTACAAAAAGGTGTATCAGATAGATATATTAAAGCAGCAGAGAAAGCAGGTGTTCATCCTGAAGCAGCTAAAGCTATGAAAAAATTAGAAAATGATTGGAGTGAGTTAGATAAATACTTAAAAAAGTATCATAATATTTAATGGCAAAATCAACTGCAAATTCAAATAATTCAAGTAGTGCAAATGTTAATATAGAACAAGCAAGATTAACTGCATTAACAGCTGTATTAAAAATACAGAGCCAAATAAATACTGCTTTGTCTCAAAATAAAAAAGTTGAAGGAGAGATTTGGCAAGACTTATATAAAAAGAAAAAAGAATTAAAGCAGATTGTTGATTTAATCAAAGAACAAAATGATGAAATCAAAAATCAAATTGCAAATTATAGAACTGCCGGAGATAGTATTGGCAGTATGTCTGAATTACAAGAGCATTTAAAACACACTCTTACAAAAGCAGCATCAGCAGGTATAGATTTTTCAAAGGGGATAAAAAGTATTCCTGAAAAAGCAAAAGAATCAAAAGAATTATTTAAAGGAGCAGGAGAAAATGTAGCATCGTTACTTACATTAACATCAGAAGTTGCTCAATTAAATAAAGAAGATATTGTTGCATTAAAAGAAAAATCAAATGAATATGAAAGTATTATGGCCAATTTAAATGGTCAAATTACTCAATTATTAACAGGTGTAGTAAATAGAACACCAGAAGAACGAAAATTACTTACTACATTATATAATCAAAGAAAAACTTTACACGAATCTTGGACAGAAGCTAGTAAATTTGCTAATATGTCTAAAGAAACTAAAGAGTTATATGAAGAATTAAATGAAGATTTACATAAAATAAATAAAACATTTAAGAAAATAACTACTACTGCAGAAGTATTTTTTAGTTCTGGAAGAAATGCATTTGGTATGATGTTAATTGGTGCTGGTATGATAGCAGAAAAGTTCCATGAGATTGGTAGAGAAATGGGATATAGTTTGACGCAAG